CATACATTATAATATATATTACTTTCAAAAAATTTTCTTAAATTCTCTTGGAATTCTTCTTTCGATACCAAAAAGGTAAAATCATCTTCTAATATTAATATATTTTTATATCCTCTTTCGCGCGCAAGTTTTAATACATTTAAATGGGATAATAAACATCCATATATACCCATATTTGGTGTATCAACAGCTTCATATCTTTCAAATTTTAAGATATTCATTTTTTTTAATTCTTCTTCTATTAATTCTCTCCTGTCTTCCCGTCTAGTTAAATTAATATAAATTGTCATATCAATATTTTCCATTATTATAATATTTAATATATCTTTAATTTATAGTTTATTATAATGGATATAGACCTTATGAAAATTGGAAATATGGATGATAAAAAAGAGATTGAAAAATTTGGTGTAAATAAAGAATTATTAAATGGCAATTATTTATTTCACTATATGATACTTACTAATAATATAGAAGGATTAAAGGCAACGTGGCATCCAATATATAATTACAATGATGAGGGATATAATGGGATTATGCTTGCTGCAAAAGAACATAAATATAATATATTAAATTATCTTTTGAAAAAATATAAAAAACAAGCTTATATGAGAAATAATTTTAATTCAAATTTTCTTCATATTCTTGACCCGCAAAATTCTCATTATATTGATATTTTAAAGAATGATTTACATTGGGATGATTTATATGATATAAGAAATAATAATGATGTTTCTCCATTAGATAATTTATTTACAATTGGTACATTTGAAAATATAATGTATGTAATTAAAAATATCAAAATAAATTATCATATTTATAGATTAAAACCGGCTTTTTTTAATATTTTTTACAATAACCATATTAAATCGAACGAATTAACAACCATTATTAAAACATTATACAAAATAGATAAAAATATAATTGATATGCCTGATAATATGGGCTATACGGTTATTTATGGTACAATTATTAAAAACAATATGGATATAATACGTTTTATTGTTGATATTAAAGGAAGTAAATTAGATACATATAGTCCTGTTAGTGGAAATCATATATTTATGATTGCATATAAAATAAGTCTTAACACAGGTGATTATACCATACCAAGATATATTTACGATAATACAATGAAGAATCACGATTTTAATGAAACAGACAGCAATGGTGATACAATGGGTCATTTTATATTAAAAAGCAGAATGAAAACAAGAAAAGGGGATTATGGATTAGAAAAAGATATATTAAAACGCTTTACTTTATGGACTAAATTAAATAAAGATAAATTAACGCCATTTGATATGATTATTAATTTGAATTTTAAAAAATATCATAAATTTATCAAATTTCGCCCAGAAAATATAGCTTATAAATTAGATAAAGATTGGCAACATTATATTGACCATCTACCAATTCATAAAGATGATAATAGTGTAAATATATTAGATGCACCGTTCGCTCACACAAATATGTTCCAAGCAACTTTTATTGATATGGCTATTTTCAGTATGTATCTCAAAGAAAAATATAAAGATGATATTTATTTGCCTTTATACAATGGTAAAATTGAAACAGAATGGGATGATGATATAGAACTACCAAGCAATTTGTTATATCATTATAATAATTTCCCTTGGTTTATTATATGGAATGATAATGACCATTATTGGGTTCATCCTCACCTTAATAAAGTAATATCAAAAAATAAATCAAAATATAAATGTTCTTTCGCTATTCTTAGTATTAAACTACCAGAAGGTGGTTTACACGCAGGATTGGTATTCTATGATTTCACCCGCAATACGATTGAAAGATTTGACCCATATGGCAACACCACCATATTGGATGGGGATATGGATAAAAAATTAGGGAAAATTTTAACGAAAGGATTAGATATGGATTATTGTAGCCCACGTTGTTATTTCCCAGTGTCTGGTTTTCAAACATTATCAGATGAAACAAATGAATTTAATCAGAAACCGGGTGATTTTGGTGGCTATTGTTTAGCTTGGTCGATTTGGTATTGTGAACATAAAATAAATAATATTAAAGTTAATCCTAAAGATTTAGTAAGAAAAACATTAAATAGATTTATGCAAATGAAATTAACACCAATGGAATATATAAGAAATTATGCGAATCATATAAACAAATATAGATTGGATTATATGATGAAAAATGGCATACCCGCTAATTTGGTATCTAATGAATATCTAAATGATAGCTATATAAAACAATTATTTAAATCAATTGTACAATATCATCAAGGTCATAAATAAATTAAATTTACTTAAAGCTTAAATTAAAGCGAAGCTCAACTTAGAGCTCCGCTCAACTTAGAGCTCCGCTCAACTTAGAGCTCCGCTCAACTTAGAGCTCCGCTCAAATGTCATCTTTAGATGTCATCTAGGGCATCCGTCCCAAATGTCTCCTTGATATTTTCCAGCTCATCCTGCTCCTGGTAGACACGAAGAGACGCCTTTGTTGTAGAGACTTCCTTCCCCTTGAGCATTGCCTGATAGGCAATCTTTTGCTCATCCTCTTCGGTGGCAAAGACGAAACCATCATCTGCCTCCTCTTCCTTCTTGGCAATAAACTCCTTTGAGGTTGGGTCAACTGCAATGGTGATAAGACCCTCCTTGGAGAGTTGCTTGACCTGGTCACCTGGGTACTTGTGAATAATCTTGAACTTGCAGTCAAGCGCATCACCAGTTGGCTCAATGAGAACATAGTCGTTCAAAATGACTCGACCGCTCTTCTTTACCTTCCCACAAAGCGATGCAGTGTGGTCTTCGTTCTTGATGGTCTTCACCTTGAAGTGACAGTTACCAAGAACTGCGGTGACTACAGCGTAGTGCTGACCGTCAGACGCGTACTGAATGGGAATCTTGCGAGACACCATCCTGGTATTATTTGCTCCTTTCTTCTTTCCGGGCATTAATATCCTTATAGTATGTCTTATAGAATATTTTTTTCAATTTTTTTGTTATTAAAAATCAGATTGATTTTTAATAAGAAATAAATTAATAATATTATGGATGTTTTCAATTTTTTTGTTATTAAAAATCAGATTGATTTTTAATAAGAAATAAATTAATAATATTATTCCCGGTTCCACTTATTAAGAGCCTTAAAATTAAATAAAAATAATTAATTCTAATTATTTTTATTTATAGTTGGGCTCTTATTATCTGACATAGGGAATAATTACTTATCAATTTCCTCCACAGCACAAAGTTATAATTTCATTATATAATACAATTTATAATATGGTGGTCTATTTTCGTGTGGAGCGCTTTTATCAGAGGGTGTTGTATATGTTTTTTTACCTGCAGCATCGGTTGTGTAATAGGTGTTATGTGGGTCTGGGTCTCTGGTATAATCAGTGTATATGGGATATCCCAAATTAAAATTACTATGTAACGGTCCTTCATCAACATACACAATATGACCATAACTAGTACCAGTATAATTAGGATAAAGGTCAGTAACATCACCTTTATGATGTGGAGTAGATACATATGACGAACCTTTATAGTATCCACCTAAAAAATAAACACTTTGTGCATTTGTGGGAATTTTACCATTGTGAATCAAAAAAGGGGTTGTATGTTTATGCGGTGGTATATTGAAATTATTTAATATTGTACTATTTTGTCCTCCAGTATTATTAAGTGAATATGTATGGTCTATATTATCATGTGTTGCACCTATCACAAAACGGTCACGTAAATCAGGAACAACTACTATTGTATAATTATTAACATCATTCGTATTTATTGAAAACAAACCAGTTTCATAATTCACATACCAAGTTGCACCATTACATACAGCCCACCCTTTTGGTATATTTTTTTGTGTCCATATCATTATCATATAGCGTGGATAAATATTAAATAATTTATTGATATCGTTTATGCCAGTAATTTCAATATTTCCATCAATAAATAAATTATCACAACTCATATTATTTACAATTAAATCATTAATTTTAGTATTATTAATGTGTGATAAATCGGCTGTGTCACCTGATGTAGATGTATTTAAATTATCTAATACAGTACCTAAATTAATAATAGATGATAAATCAGCTTTAAATGTATCATTAATCGCAGCAGTGATATTATCTGTATTATCAGTAAATCGTTCTATATATTTTTTATATGACAAATATATTATAATTATAACCATAAATATTATTATATAATCTTTTAGTTCCATATAATAATACTTATAAATAAATATACAATGTGCGCATTTATTCCCGGTTCCACTTATTAAGAGCTTTAAAATTAAATAAAAATAATTAGTTCTAATTATTTTTATTTATATTTGGGTTCTTATTATCGATTGCTCTGCAATATAAATAGGGAATAGATTATGACACACGCATTTTGTTTTAACTATTTGGAATAACAACGGTGGCAATCTTCATTATATATACTAAAGTATGAAAAGGTGGCATATTATTTCGTGGCACGCCATAATTTGGTGTACCATTATTAATGTAAAAATCAGACGTAGTCATTACAAATGGGTTACCAGATGAGTTTCGTGGTATACTTGCCTTAAGAGAAAACCTTGAAAAATTATTTGAAGTAGTAGTAGTTACTATCTTAAGATTATTTTCTGATACTTCAGTAAAATATTTCGACTCAGCATTACTATTACCATTTATTGCCATATGCGTTAAATGTCTATGCGATATATGCGATGGGTCTAGTTTAACGTATTCTTGTCCGCCAATTGAATTAGTAGTAGGTGTTTCTGTTGGCGGTGGGTCTTGTGTAAATATAAATTTATCAATATCATCACCTTTATTTTGTGGTCCACCGCCACATACCATTCTTCCTCGTAAATCTGGAGTTATAATATGTGTTATAAACGAGGTAGAAGATGTAACATTGTTCGATTGATATAAAGTTTGAATAACATCATGTTGCGAATCTTCATATCCGTGAGGCTCGATTTTTCCATCCTCCTTTAACAGCCCGTGAAATCCCGCATTAACTGCGGTTATTTCATTCGTTTCACTATTGGTAAAAACATACCAATGTTGCCCATCGCATTTAACCCAACCAGGAGGTAAGTTATAATTTGCAATAATAGTTGGTTTGTTCATATCATTATATTGGTGAATCATATTATATGCAACTATCATATAATTTGGGAAAATATCTATTTTTGTGGTTGGTGTATAAGTATTAGTTGTTTTATCTATATCATATTTAATATTTACGCGAGCATTAGAATTAACATATATTTCATCAATATTTGAATTAACTGTATTTATATTATTAAATGTTGTCACATCTTTTTGTAATAAAAAATTATTTTTATTATTAACTGAATCTTTTGTAGCTTTTAGTATAATATTAATGTTTTTAGTAATATCATCACATTTATTTTTAATTATTAATTTTTCGTCTTCTGTTATAGTACCATCTGTAAAGGATTCATTTGTAAAATGTCCATTTGTAAAATGTCCATTTGTAAAATGTCCATTAGTGGTAAATAATAGGTATATGATTATTATAAATAATATTAAAACGATACAATCTTTTATGTTATATTTCATTATAATGAAATATAAAAATAATATTTTTATATTATTATATAATGGATACAAATATAATTGCATTATTTTTATGTATAATTGTCATTTTATTATTAATAATAAAACAAATATTTTTAAAAAAAAAACAATCTGATGGTTTTACAGCTGACCCGTTATATCAAAAAGAAATATTAACACATTTAAATTATGATATTAGCTCTATAAGAAATTTAGCACAATTAGCTCATAATATATATAATACAAATATGTATTTACCAATTAATACTGTCACTTCCTACGGGAAAATAGAATCAAAAGATTTTACAATATCAGGTGATTTAAAAATAAGTGACGAAGCAAAATTTGAAACTATATTAAATAATAGTAATTATTATGATTTATTTTATCGGGGGATGATTATTCCGTGGGCAACGAGTGATAGTGATATACCACAGAATTGGGGTATATGTGACGGTAGTAGATATTATTATGATATAAGATATCAAAAATATATGAATTATGAACAAAACATCTCAAAATCTGGTGATGAACAATATGTTAGTTCCGACCATACAATTGTTGCAACACCCGATTTAAGAGGTAGGTTTATATTGAATGAAAATTCAAATCATGATCCAGACAAGCTTTATCCTAGTAAAACAAACGACAGTAATAAACGTACGGACCATTTAAAAACACTTAAATATGACCCAGATGAGATTGTAAATAAACCATTAGGATATCATGAGATAAATGAAACCGGTGGTATTGATAGTTATAATTTGGATGTTTCTAATTTACCTTCGCATTATCACACGGTAAATGTGCAGTATATTGATAATTATTTTGATTGGGGTATGGGTAATAATGATGGTGCTGTTACTACACATTATGATGTCTATCGAATAATAGATGATAATTTTTTTAATGAAAAATATAATTTCAATGAGAAACTAACTTATTGGTCGCAATGGCATAATTTTGGTCTTGATTTTCACACAATGAATATAGTTAGTAAAAGTGATGATTATGATATGATTGCAGATTGGCGTTCTTGTAATTTGGCAGGTTTACCGAGTAAGTATTGTGAATCTACCAAGTATGAGAATTACAAATATTTAACAACTTTTGATAATTTAAATATATTTGATAAGCCCAAAACGGATACCGTAACAGCATATGCGCAAACTAAAATTGATAATACACCACAATGGTGTGCATTGTATTATATTATGAAACTATATTAAAACACTCATTTACCGCCCTCATACTATTCACCTTATTTCCAATCATTGGATTAAATTCAGTAATATCAATATGAACAATATTTTTCGCTATATTCATAATAGTATTAATAACTGTTGGTTTAATACCAGCATCGGCACGTGTCCCGGTTGAATCAACATATTGTGGGTCTAGACTATCAACATCAAAGCTAATCATCAGTTTCGGCGCAGTTGTAATATAATTTACGATATCATCATTAAGAGTATTTGTATGTTTAATATTATATTTAGTTATAAGATTTGATTCAAATGTATCCAAATCTCTAATGCCAAAATAATATAATTGATGTGGTTGCAACCTTTTTTGAGTATCTCTCCACGGTATAATATTACTGGTCCCAACAAAATGAAAACCAAGTGGCATCCCGTGAATATTACCCGTAATACTACTATTATAATCATTAATATCTGCATGAGCATCAATCCACAACACTCTAAGGTCATCACCATACAATTGTATCATTGCATCCAAACTACTGATACCAACACTATGGTCTCCACCTAGTACTAACGTTTTACTATTAGCATTATAAATACTATTACTAAGTCTCTTATACGCACAAGTATCTAGTCCGTCAATACTATTAAAATCTTTAATGGTTTCAGATACGGTTAATCCCATATTATCAGCAATATATTGACCTCCATATTGGACACCATCGATGGGTTGCCCATATCTACATTCCGCGACGATGGTGTGAAATTCATTTAGGTTAAACATTAAAATATATTACATATATATTTTAATATTTATAAATCAATTTTTATTAGAAAACTTTTATTTGTGCGCTCGCCATTTAGGCGCTCGCCATTTAGGCGCTCGCCATTTAGGCGCTCGCCATTTAGGCGCTCGCCATTTAGGCGCTCGCCATTTAGGCGCTCGCCATTTAGGC